CTCATGGGCTACAAGTATTGACGGTGGAACATTCTAATAAGTAGTCTTAGGAGATAACACATTATGGCTACTATTGCGATTAAACCAAAACGCTCGGAGACGGCTTCATCTGCCCCAACTTCGGGCGATTTGGAAGTTGGTGAAATTGCAATCAACTCTGCTGACCAAAAGATTTACACAAAGAAATCTGATGGAACAGTGGTTGAGGTTGCAAATGCTGGCGCCGGTGGCGCCTCTGAAGGTTTCGCAATTGCAGTAGCAGTAGCATTAGGATAAGAAAATATGGCAATACCTACAACAAGAACAGAATTTAAGGAGTGGTGTCTTAGAAGTCTAGGAAAACCAGTGATCGAAATCAATGTTGATCCAGATCAAGTGGAAGATAGAGTTGATGAGGCCCTACAATATTTTGCACAATATCATTATGATGGTATTGAAAGGGTGTATCTTAAATATCAATTAACAGCTGCTGATATTACTCGTGCAAGAGGAAACACATCTGGAACTTCGGTAACTGATGTCGATGGTTCTACAACTGCAACTTGGTATGAACAGAAAAACTATATTCCTGTTCCAAGTTCTGTTATGTCTATCGTAAAGGTATTTCCTCTTACAGATAAACAGGCACTGAATATGTTTGATATTCGGTATCAGTTGAGATTGAATGATTTGTATGATTTCAGTTCAACCTCAGTAATTCATTATGAAATGACAATGCAACACTTGGATTTCTTAGATCACATTCTGATTGGTGAGACATCAATTCGTCACAACCAACACCAGAACAGACTTTACTTGGATGCTGATTTTCAGACAGACTATGTAGAGAATGATTGGTTAATTATCGAATGTTATCGTAAACTTGATCCTGCTACATATGCAGACATTTGGGATGACATCTTCTTGAAGAAGTATGCAACTCAGTTAATCAAGAAACAATGGGGTGCAAACCTTTCTAAGTTTCAAGGTATTCAGATGTTGGGTGGTGTCGCACTAAACGGTGAGCAAATTTATACACAGGCGCAAGAAGAGATTGATAAGTTGGAAGAACAAATTCAACTTGCATACGAACTGCCGCCTATGCATATGATAGGGTAAGTTATGCCAACTAATGTATATTTCGATACAGGCACAAAACCAGAGCAGGCGCTCTATGAGGATTTGATTATTGAACAACTTCGCATTTATGGGCAAGATGTTTATTATATTCCTCGTAAGATGGCTGGAACTGATACTATTTTCAATGAGGACAATGGTTCTTCCTTTGAAGATTCGTATCTTATCGAAATGTATATGGAAACAATTGATGGATATGAGGGCGAAAAAGACCTTATGTCTAAGTTTGGACTAGACATTCAAGATGATGCAACCTTTGTTGTATCTCGTAGAAGATGGGAACAGTTTGTTTCTATCGACAATAACATTCTTGTATCTTCTAGACCAAATGAAGGGGATTTGATTTACTTTCCAAAGGCAAGTAAACTCTTTGAGATTACATTTGTAGATCACGATGACCCTTTCTATCAAGTGCATAATCTGCCTACCTATAAACTAAAGTGTAAAACTTTTGAATATGGTTCTGAGGCGATTGACACTGGTATTGCAGAGATTGATGCCATTGAGAATGACAACTCTTTGGATATGTTGCAACACCAAATTACTTTGGAAACTGGAACTGGAAGCGGTTCACTACTTCTTGAGAATTCAGTAGAGAGTGCAGCGGCGTCCTATATAATACTAGAAACTTATAATGTCGCAACGATTGATGAGAATTCACAAAACGATGACTTTGAACTTGCAGATGATAATATATTAGACTTTACCGAATCTAACCCATTCGGTGATGCTGGGATGAAATAACTATGATTGGACAATACTTTTATAACGAATCCACACGAAATGTGGTGGTTGCATTTGGAACACTATTTAACCAAATCCAACTTACAAAGAAAGATGCTAGTGGGAATGTCACACAGACAATGAAAGTTCCACTTGCATACGGCCCGAAACAGAAGTGGTTATCACGACTTACAGAAGATCCAAATCTTTCTAAGAAAGTCGCAGTAACACTTCCTCGTATTGGTTTTGAGATTTCTGGTATCTCATATGATGTGTCCAGAAAACAAAACAAGATTATGAAGGCAAAGAAGGTTATAGATGGAACAGATAATAGTCAGTTGAAATCTGGTTATATGCCTGTTCCTTACAATCTAAACTTTGAGTTGTTTGTATTGGCAAAGAACTCTGATGATGCACTACAGATTGTAGAACAAATCCTTCCTTACTTTCAACCAGAATATACTGTGACTTTGAGAGAAGTTCCAGAGTTGGAAATCATTCGTGATGTTCCAATTGTATTGAATAGTATTTCTTATGAAGATGACTATGAGGGTGACTTTACAAGTAGACGCTCAATTATCTATACATTGTCATTTACTGCAAAGTATTACTTGTATGGCCCAGTTACTTCTACGAATGTTATCAGAACAGTTCAAGTTGATCAATATGCAGACTTGCCTGTTAATGCACCTACAAGGGAACAGAGATATACTGTTGCACCTAACCCATCGAATGCAACGGCACAAGAATTCGATCCAGATGATGATAACTTTGGATTCAATGAGACAACAAGTTTCTTTGAAGATGCCAAAGATTATAATCCTGTAAGTGGTCAAGATGAATAAATAATAGAAAGAATTAGGATAAACGATAATGGCAATTAGAAAAGTCACAAACAGATCATCTACGATTACTGTTAGTTCTACACAAGTATCAGATGATGCAAACACATCTACTGGTGCTCTAGATATTCCAGTTGGAACTTCGGCACAAAGACCTAATCCAGCAACCTCTGGTAATATCAGATTTAATAGTGATCTTCAGACAACAGAGATTTATGATGGAACATCATGGTTAAAAGTTGCGGCCGCAGTTCCAAGTATTACTAGTATCTCTGGTGAAATCAATGATGTATATGCGACAACATTAACAATAACTGGATTGAACTTTCTTGTTTCTTCTGGTAATGTTAAGTTTACACCTTCTGGTGGTTCTACAACTTCTGTTGCAGTAACACCTACAAGTGATACAAGTATTACGGTAACAGTTCCCGCTGCAATTTATGGACAGACTGCTGGAACTGTTATTACTATTGAATATGAAAACTCTGATGGTGTTACCTCTAATTCTGGTGTTACTAAAACAGTTATTGCTGCCCCAACTGGTGGAACAATAACCACAGATTCTACATATCGTTATCATACATTCACTTCTTCTGGAACATTTACTAATACTGCTGTAGTAACAAGTGCTGAATATTTAATTGTTGCTGGTGGCGCCGGTGGTGGTCGTGGTGGTGACAGAGCCGCTGGAGGCGGTGGTGCTGGTGGACTATTACAGGCAACTGCATCTAGTTTGACTGCAACAACATACTCTGTTGTTGTTGGTTTAGGTGGTTCTGGTTCAACCAGCGGCAGCAGCGCTGGTTCAAACGGTGGAACATCTTCCGTATTCAGTATATCTGCTACTGGTGGTGGCGGCGGCGGTTCTGAATCTGGCGCCGGACAAGCTGGTGTTTCTGGCGGTTCTGGTGGTGGAGGCGGTGAAACTAGCACTTCTGGCTCTGGAACTTCTGGACAAGGTAATGCTGGTGGTTCTGGATATTCTGCTGGTAGTAGCGCTTCCTCTGGTGGTGGAGGCGGTGGAAAGGGTGCAGCTGGAACAAATGCTGGAAGTTCATCTTCTGGTGCTGGTGGTATTGGTGGACAATATTCTGCTTGGGCTACTGCAACATCAACTGGTGATAGTGGTTATTATGCTGGCGGCGGCGGTGGTGCCGGTGGCAACAGTCAGGCCTCTGGAGGCACTGGCGGTGGTGGTGATGGTTCTTACAATAGTGGCGTTGCTGCAGGAGGTGGAACAGATGGAACTGGTGGCGGCGGTGGCGGCCACTCATGGAATGGAACTTCAGGCGATGGTGGCGATGGTATTGTCATTATTAGGTATGCACTATAAGGAGTAAGTAATGGGATACTATGTAAAAGTTTTAGATGGTAAAGTTGTTGATGGAATCAAAGCAGAAGCAGATTTTTTTGATACCTTTATAGACAGTTCGCCTGGCACTTGGATAGAAACTTGGAAAGATGCAAACGGACAATCAGACAAAAGATATAATTTTGCTGGTGTAGGATCAATTTATGATTCTACTAATGATGCATTTTATCAACCATGTAACTGGGCATCATGGACATTAGATGAAAATTTTGAATGGCAACCGCCTGTTCCACATCCAGATCCAACTGTGGGTTATCAATGGGATGAAGAAAATCAACAGTGGGTGCTGGAATAAGGTGATTTATGTCTAACCAGACTGATATTTTAGATAATGTATTGGGTATCGTAGACCCTGTGGAAATGGTAACAAAAAATGTTACTCCACCTAAACCTGTTCTTGTTCCAAAAACAACAATGGACGAACAGGACATTGACAATGATTATAAATATCAGAGAGAAAACTTTTATAATCTGATTGAAAGAGGGCAGGATGCGATTGATGGTATTCTAGACCTTGCAAGAGAATCAGAACATCCTAGAAGCTATGAGGTTGCTGGGAATTTAATTAAACAGGTTGCAGAAGTTACAGAGAAACTAGGTGACTTACAAACTAAGATGAAGAAACTCAAAGAAGTTCCTAACTCTGCACCACAG